CCTGTTGCATCTTTGTCAAAAGCAATTATATTATCAGCAAGTTCTTATTTTGCTTCTTCTTTTGCAAGTTCAATGGCTTTTTTAGCTATAGATAATATCTGATCCTCGCTCAAATCATGCGTGATATATTTAGGGCATGATTTAAAATCTAAATCAGATAATCTCCGTGACGGTGTTGTTCTTCTATTATCCATGAAAATTATTTAGACTTAGGAGAAATGCCGATATGCTCACTCGAAGCAACGGTAACATAACTGCCAAATGTAAGACCAATTGTTGTTAGCCCGTTAGCTATTGTGTGAGAATCAATTGTACTTATTTTTGCGCCTTCCGGTAAAAATTCATTAGCCAATTGTACGATTATAAGAAAAAAACCAGTCAAAAGTTGTGCATTTTTCCAAGCAGCTTTATTGTCCAGGCTTTTGCCTTTATATAAAACATCTATTATTAATACGATTTTATCCATTGTTTAACCTATCTTTTCAATTTCAACTGTTGAATAAACTTCAATGAGAGAAGTAACCAAACATGGCCTTCCAAGTCCGTTTACAATCGCTGCATCGGCAGTCACACGTAAATCAAAAGCGGTTGATGCTGTGAAAGTAACAACGGTCGTTATGTTACTGAAACCATTAATTACACCGCCGCCTGCTCCAGAACTCGCGTCAACTGTATCAGAACCAGTGCCAACACCTAACGCCGAACCATCGCTTATTTTTCTTAACCAAGCCTTAGCATCTTGTAACCCACGTAAAGGTTGACGAACTTCAATTAAATAGGTTCCTACAGGCAAAGTAATCTGATTTGATGCCAAAGACGCTCCAGTAATTGTATTAAGAACGACAGTATTAAGAGTAACTGTAACACCTCCGGCTATTGAATCACCTGCTCCAACACCATTTGCTTGTTGTTGTTGCACTATCATTCTTTTCTTTGTACCCGCATAAGGTAGCCAAGAAGTTCCAATTGATGAAGGGGAACTATTAAAATTTGTAGTGTTGCCAGCTGATACATTGACATAACTGCTCAATCCATCATCTGATTGTAAAACCACGCCGACCGGATAACCGCCAATAGCTGTTGATAATGCTGCGTCAAAACGATATTGACCGCCTTCTCCCTGAAAAGCCGTATGACTTGATAGGGCATTAAGTACTCCATTCATATCTTGCCCTGATGGTGGAACACCACCCGCCGAAGGGTCAAGAAAGTTTAAAGGAGGAAAACCATCGGTATAACTTGCCGCGCCTGGTGTTATGCTTATTTGTGATGCGTCTGGAACAGTACGCTTATATCCTGCGCCTGCACTTTCCGCAAAAGGTCGTAATAAGTTTGTAGGTCTTGTAATTGCCATTATGAAAAGTCTCTAAAAAATGCGCCAGTTCCAAACGCGGTAGCACGTCCGGTCTCTAAAAATCCAAAAGTTGTTGCTGTTGGATATTCCATGATATAAAAATTTACGCCCGTTGGAGGCTCAAAAACATTTGATTGTTTTAATATTGCCAGTTCCCAACTTTGCAAATAAAATTCAAATGTCAATCTTACATTCATATTTCCAGATGTGCCAATATAAGCACGTCCGCGATTTGGAAACAACTGCATTAGAATTTTATTATATACACTATAAGTAGTTCTTGATATATTAAATAATGCTTTAGCAAGAATCAATAATCTAAAAGCATCATCGGATAAAGCGTAATTTGTCGATGCGGTAGTGCCAGCATAAAATTTTGCTTGTCCAAAGCCTTTATAACTTCCCTCTGAAAATCCAAAATAGTTAGAAACAGGTAAGGATATAACTCTGGTTACATTAACAATCCTGCCCCAAATATCAAGAAATTCGCCTATTGCTGTACTTATATTCCAAGCTAATTTATAAAAATTTTCTGCATCTTTATCAAGGCTTACTGCACTATCAAAAGTATCAATTATTTCAAGAATAATTGGCGAATTGGCATATTGCGCAAGAATGGTTGATCTTGCAAATGTGCGCCATTCTGGGTTTGAATCAGTGTTATTTTGCTGTAAAAATAACATGACTATTCTTAATATTCATCAGCTACAAAAGTTTGACTTGTTGTTGCGCCATAGATTGAAATAGCATAGCCTGTACATCCACAAGTAGGCGATTGATATGTCGCGCCTGCTGCAATTTGTTTTGATGATGTGCTTGCAGACCCATTTGTAACATTAAAATAAAGCGTTCCCGCACTTGTATTTTGAATTGAAAAACCACGCCGAACAGGATTTGCAGCCATTAGTTGTTGAGCTGTGCCGCCGAGTGTTATTGTTCCAGATCGATCAATCGGGCTTACAACCGGGAAATATACGGGAATTGGATTTGTTTTACAAACATCTCCATCATTAACACCATTTGCACCCAAAACAATTTTATTGCGCTGATATTGAACGCCTAAAATTTCATCGCTTGCGACGATTGAACCATTTAAACCCGGGTTTAAAACAACATTATCTGACATGATTAATGATCTCTTATGTAAATGTTACTGTTATATTTGTATCGGATAGCGTAGGTATTTGATCCATTTGTACAGCTATATAAGTTTTATTCGCAGAAATAACGCCTACTTGCACGCTATAAATATGCGCCCACGATCCTAAATTGACAATTGATGAGTAATAACGACTAGCAAAAATTGTTGAAGCTATGCGTGCTTTTCCTTGCCCATCCAATCCGTTGAAAGAATCAATTATAGCTTGCTTGACAAGCGTTATTGCATTAGCTGGAACACCTGTATTTTGTTGCATTGATACACTAAACAAAATCGGCAATACATTTGGTATTTGATAAGTGATTGTGTATTGTGGGTAAGGTTCACTATATAAGCTATTACCATTATCATAAACAATAACATTAGTATTTCCATTAAAATCACATCCAGGCGACATTTTATTATAAACAGCTTGTGCAACATCATTTTGATTGCCACCATAAGCCGCTATATAAATTGAATGTGGTAATAAATAGACACCATAAAAACCACAGTTCAATGATGTTGAGCCTAAAGACTGGCTAATACTTAAATTATAAGTTCCAGTGCCACCTGCGCCAGTTCCATTACTTATAATAGATTGTCCTTGTGCTACCGATGTTCCGGTTATCATCATTCCAATTTCAATAATTCCCGAAGCTACTGCTGTAACGGTTAAAGTTGTTCCTGATATTGAACCTGTAAAAGATGCTCCGCGAGATAAGCTACTTGTATTTTGATAAACAAAAGCATCGGTCACGCCAACAACATTAACAACATTTGCTAATACTGCTGATAACGACCCTTGACCATTAAGTGAAACTGATTGTTTTCTACGATATTCAAACTCTTGTGAAGTTTCTACGTTTATTCCTGGCGTTCCCGCGCTAAGATTATCAATTGATTCCCAGCCAGCAATGCCATTATAGACTTTATTCAAATACCCAATAGGGCAGGCAATAGGCCCAGTAGTGGAGCAAGAAAAAGTTAAGTCAACCGAACCAACACCGCTAATTGTGCCACTATTCAAACAAACATAAATATTTCCGGATTGATCTTGTGCAGTTAATCCTGCATTGATAACCGTGAATGGTACGCCATAACAACGAGCTGTTACAACTGTTGGACTTGCGGCAATGCGCGTTAGAAAATAAAGCTGACCTATGCCATCCTGCATACGTCCTGTTGATGTGCGAGGATCAATGCCTGCTATAAAATTAAGCCATTCGTTATTTTTATTGCCGATTATAGCCGTATCAGATTGAATAAGCTGCCCTGTTGGATTGCTTAAATCATTACTTAAATTGCCGCCAAATGCACCATTGAAATCATCATAACGACCTGTTAATATATCTGACTCTTGCGGTACAACAAGACCGTTTTCAGTCCATTGAATTTGCGGGACATTAGAAGTTGACATTATTTAATTGTCCTGTTGTGTCTATAAATTCTACTACGCCAGTTAATTCACGATTAGTTAAGCTAGTAATGATTGCACGCGCCGAAACTACGCCATTAACTCTCAATGCTTCATCTTCAAACAATTTTTTTATTAATGACATTGGTGGAAATTGACCGAGCAATTGTTCAAAATAGGGGATGCCTTTGTCTGTATTATACCAACATTCCCCTTTAAATGTTTTAATCGCAGTCGCTACATCTTGAGCAATTGCATAAGGATTGCTGGCAACTGCTATACTAGCATTGGAATCTAATAATAAATCCCATGTCTCAGGATTTAACAAAAAAGTGTCAGACATTAATTTGGCGCTCCCGTATTACCGCTTCCTGTTTGTACGCCGCCATGAGTATGTGTATGTAAGTGTGTTCCATTCGCTACCACGTCAACACTAGCGGTTAATGTTCCATTCACTTGGACAGCTCCATTTATTGTTGTTTGTGGTGCTGTGATAGTTACGTTATTTGTTGATATGATTTCTATGCCGTTTATATCAGAAATTCGTATAAAACGCAAGGGAACACCGTTTAATAAGCCGCCGATATAAATACCATCTGCCCAATCATTGCGTCTAGCACTTCCCGGGGATGATGCTGCTTTTGTTGCTTTTACGCCTGATATGTCGCTATTTGCAAAAACCGCTAACCCAATATCACCTATTTGTGGATCAATGATAATTGCATTTAAACCACCTTGTATTCGGATATAACCCATGCCATAAATAATACCGTGAATGATTGGGTTTTGTTGGCCGTCAACTTGATGAACTAACGGTTTAATATCTACCGTTCCAGTATAATTGTTTGTTCCTGCATCTGGCAATTGCACACCAATAACTTGCACAAGCGTCATAAATGTGGCTTTATTTAATATTGAAGTAATAAGCGCAAGTTGTTCATTATAGCCTTCAATACCATCATTAGGAGTAAATATAGATGTTGCTATCATTGTCCTACTCTATTGCAATATAAAGTTGTAAACCATGCGCCATTACCGTTAGGTTGCTCACTTTCCAGCGAATGAATAACTTCATTTACACCCCAAATACCACAAGCAGGCGTTAATTGTGATTCAATCTTAATATGATCGCCAAGCCTAATTGCAGAATTATAAATACAAGTCACTAAAATACTCGACCCTGAATAAGTTGGGTAGCCGATCATTCCGGTATTAGGCGATAATAAAAACATCTCTCCCCCTTCGTTTCTATTTCCGCTACGCTTCCATATTGCCAATATGCCTTTTTCAATTGTAAAGTTTATGCGCGCTGCCCGACAAATTGCGCGTATTTTATCGAGAGTTGAGCCAGGAAAATAAGCA